AGGTCGTGGTTATACAATTAATAATTGTCACGTTACAGAGTTGGCTTTCTGGGATGACCCAGATGACAAGATGACTGCTTTAGAAGCTGCTGTACCTATTGATGGAAAGATTGTTATTGAGAGTACCCCTAATGGCCAGGGTAACTTGTATCATGAGATGTGGATGACGGAAAATAATGGTTATGCTAAGAAAGAATACGGTTGGTGGTGGGGTTACAGTGAAGAAGAGATTGATATTATTAGACGACGTTTGAATGACCCACGTAAGTTTGCGCAAGAGTATGGTTGTGAGTTCCTCTCTTCTGGTAGAAGTGTTTTTGACCAACTAGCTGTGAAGAGACAAAGAGACAATATTTTGAAAGTAGGGGACGATGTTAAACTTTCTAGCGGCAAGATTTATGTCGTTAACGAAGTTGATGGGTTTGTTTATTACAAACCACCAGAACCAGATGGATTGTATGTTTGTGGAGTTGATGTGTCAGAAGGTGTAGCAGGAGGAGATTATAGTGTTGCAACTTTTTGGGATAGAAAAACTGGAGAAGAGGTAGCAATGTACAGAGGTTTTTTACCACCTGATGTTCTAGGAACAAAGTTGAACGAGTGGGGCCGAATTTATAATAATGCATTGATGGTAGTGGAGATAAATAACCACGGACTGACTACACTGACAGCTTTGAGACAAATGATTTATCCATCTTTATATTATAGACCATCGAAGTTCGAAACAATTGCAACATCAACAGGTGATAAATTCGGATGGAAGACTACAAAATTAACAAGAGAACTATTGATTGACGAATTGCGACAAGCGGTAAGAGATGACGATTTGATAATCCACAGTAAAAAGATATTGGATGAGATGACCATCATGGTATACGACGAGAATGCAAATATGGTTGTACCAGATAAATTCCATGATGATTGTATTTTCTCTGCTGGAATTGCTTTTCAAGGATTCAAATCTATGTACAGTGGTTCTCTAACACAGCTTAATTCAGAAAAATATTTACCTATTAACTTTGCTTACTAATAAGACGATATGACAACAACTTCTAATGAAACATACGACGCACAAAGGCTCGGAGGAAAAAAAGAAGTGGCGATGATGGCAGATTTTCAAATACAGCGCGATGACGCAAAAAGGTATTTCGAAAGTTGCATCAAACCACGTCTCGATAGAGCCTACAAACTATATATATCTTATAGTGGAGATAGAGCTGCAGAGCTAAGGCGTCTAGGAAAAACTTGGATGGCGAATATTTTCGTTCCTTATATTCACGCTGCTGTCGAAACTTTAATGCCTCGTATCTTAGATGCTAGGCCAGAATTTAACGTTCAAGGACGTACAGAAAATGACCAACTTAAGTCAGAAAAGTTACAACAACTTTGCGACTATACTTGGGAAGTGGCCGGGATGGATGCTACCACTGAGACTGTTTCACGGTCTGCTTTGGTTTATGGTACAGGTTACATGCAAGTTAGTTGGAAAAAAGATGTTAGAGAGTATCAATTTCTAGACGATAAAGATTTGATTAAAAAGAAACATACTTGGAAAAAAGAGAAGAGAACATTTTATGATGCTCCATTTTGTGAAGCTGTAGATAACTACGGCCTGTGGTATGATTGGCACAATATTCCAAGAGAGAGTAAACAGTTTTGGTTTAAACGTTTGCTTTTGACTGATGGCGATATTGAGAGACGTTATCCTTATGCGGATAAAAAGAGGTTGAAGTTGGCTTTTAGCGCGTCACCTCAAAGTACTGAAGATTACTCTCATATAAGAAGAGAAGTAAAGTATTCTCATGAATCAATAAACAGAGGAGACAAAACTATTGCAGGCGCTAGTGGCGTTGGAAGTGATATCTATGCTAATCAAGGTGATAGTAAACTAAAGATGAATGAGGTCTTCGAGTGGTGGAGACCTTTCAAAGATTCTTACGCTGTTATTGTAAATGAAGTGCCTGTCCTAAAGAAAGGGCAAATGCCTAATCCTTATGATTTCAAAGATACTCCTTTTATCGACATTCCATTTTTGAAATTACCTTTCGAATATGAAGGTATTGGTTTACCTCTTATTTTGGAGAGTCCACAAATCATGCTTAACTCAATGAAGAATCAGAGACTAGATGCTGTAACATTGAACATCCATAAAATGTGGATAGTAAACCCAATGGCTAATGTTAATAAAGAAGAATTAGTGGCTAGACCTTTCGGTATTATCTACTCTGCCTCTCCAGATGGTGTTAGGGAAGTTGTATTTTCTGATGTCAAAGCTAGTGCTTACAAAGAAGAAGAGATGTTGAAAAATGACATGAGATACGCCTCAGGTGTGGACGATTTTTCGATGGCTGTTGGAGGAGGCGCAGGCAGTGCTACTGAAATTAGACATTTGAGAGAATCTACTTTAGAACGTGTAAGATTGTTTGTAAATCACATGGGCGATGCTTACTCTCTTTTGATGAGGTTCTGGCTTTCTATGTACAGACAATTTTTTACTGAAGAGATGACTATTCGAATTATTGGTGAAGATGGAAAAGAATTATACCCTATTATAGAGAAGGATGACCTTATGGGCGAATTCGATTATAAGGCTGCTGTACTACCTTCTATAGCTGGTAAGAATGATATTGATAAAAAACAGAGTATGGATTTATTCCAGTTACTTATCAATTTACCATTTGTCGACCCTGAGAAGCTTACTTCTAAGGTACTTCATAGTTGGGATTGGAGTCTTGATTCTGTTACTAAGAAGGAGGAACCTCAAATGCCAGGTATGCCTGGTATGCCAGGGGCGGAGGGCCAAGAGGCTGGAATGCCACCAGAAGGGTCACCTCCTGGAGGAGCTCCAGGGATGCCTAATATACAGGGTGGAGAGATTCCTCAGAATATTATTGACAGTGCCTTGGCTAAGTTAGGTCCTGGTGGAGCTGCAGGATTTCAAGAAGCAGGAGCGCCAATAAACCTTTTGCCTACTTCGGGTGAAGTTCCTCCTACCGCACCTACTTTAGGGGAGACAACAAATCCTCGTGGTCTTAATAGAGGTGGAAAAGTAAATACAAATGTTCCTACCAAAGACTACCCAATAGAAGGAAATATCGCTAACCAAGCAAATAATTTGCAATCTTAATAATAAATGAATATGAAGAAACCAATAGAACAAGATGAGTTGAACAGCCTTCTAGTTGAACTTTCAAGTACAAGATACTGGGATGCAATCTTACAATATACACATAGTATAGATTCCGACAATATCGCTGCCGTTCTTGCAGTCGACCCCTTCAAAGAGCCAACCATAGTGGCTCGTAGTCAGGGGAAGAGGCTAGGGATATACGATTTAATAAATTATGTTGGGGCTATCAACGAGTCTAGAAAAGCAGCCGCAAATTCTACTAACAAGAATTCCAAAGGTTCTAAAAAAGATGAGCCAGTAGAATTCAACGGATACAACATGTAGAATTTTGCAGAGTTAAGAGGGACTTATGCTATAATTGTAAATAAGATACACTATGGTGCTGAATATTAATAAATTTAAGAAATAAGTATGGAAATTGATAACTCACCACGTACAACTGCCACATCAGAGTCTGAGGGTAGACTCAAAGCATCTTTTAGTTCTATGAGGAGAAAACGTAGAGAGAAGCGCAAAAAGAGACGAACAAAGAGAAATGAAAATTTAAAAAATTGCGTTGAATCCTTAGACAAAGGTAGTTCTAAATCTAAATAAGTATGGCACTTGATAACAAAATAAAAAGACAAACATTGCTTGGTTCTATAAAAAGTCGTAAACCTTCGTCAGAATCAGAATATTATACGAATGTTAAAGGGATAAAACAATTGAGAAAACCTGTAGTTCACACAAGAGCTAAAGCATTACGAGAATTTCTTGAAAAACAGAAGAAAACTTTAAAGCCCTCTAAGTATTAGGATGTAATTTCACAAAATCTAAAATTTAAATAATACTAATATGGCCAAACAATCAACACAACCTAAAAAGAAAAATTCTTGGGTTAAGAGTATCGCTAGCAAGTTTTCTAAAGGTAAAAAATCTAAGAGACCTCTAGCAGTTGCACTTGATACTACATTAAATCC